CCTGTTAGTCCACTAACATGACCGTAATATTCTTTTCTATCTTTATCAAATTGAGATAATTCTTTTCCTGCTTTTTCTTTTGCTACTATATCATTATATGTTTTAGTAGCATAAGCTGGATAGTCTCCAAATTGAGATACTGTATTAATACCAAACGGATCTTTTCCTTCACCCGTACCGGCAATTAAATCATCTGCATATCCTTCTAGTCTTCCTTCGAAGTTTGGATCATCTTTCACTATATCTTCATAAAAATCTCCACCTAATTGGTATTCTCTATTAAATTTGTCTATTGGAGTGTCTTGTGGTAACATTTTTGTTGCTAAACCTAAACCAGGTTTTATCATATTCATAATAGCTGATCCAGCCATTTGAGCTACATCAATTCCTTGACCTGCAAGATCAGTAAAAAAATTACCTACATCTTGTCCAGTTTCAATAAATTTATCTCTTGCAGATTCCCACCAAGCTGGATCTTCTTGAGATCCAAGTTGAGGAATCATTCCTGTTGGGTCTTGCACAAAAGGTTCAGGTTGAAGATAATCTTGAGGTCCCCATACACCACTGACTGGTGTTTTAGGCATTTGCCCTGGAATTGCGTAAGCTTGATTTGGTGTCATAGCTGCGATAGCTCCTGCTTGATCCATTGTAGGAAGTCTCGCGCCACCCGCTGCTCCTGAAGCTAAAAAAGGATCTGATGTAGGCTGAACAGTAGAAGCAGCTGTAATTCCAGCGCCTCCACCAGTTTGAGGTATCATTGTTGTTGGATCTTGTACTACTGGAGCTGCAGTTATTCCGCTTGGAATTGCTGCTCGATCCATACCTTGTAAAAAATATTGATAAGCATCACTTACATATCTTGGATCTCTAGTTTGAACAAAAGCTTGAGGTCCTAAAGCCATTGTAGTAGGGCCTTCTTCTGTTCCTATACGTGATCTCCAATCTGCAGTGCCAACAACTTTTGCCATTATGATGTCATTCCCCTTTGTCTAAGTCTTATAGCTTTTTCTTCGTTAGAAAGCAATGCTTGTTCTGTAGGCGTCAAGCCGGTTTCCATTACATTAGTACTTGGTAATACTTGTTTCATTAATGCTGGATTTACTTCTGGAGTTGGTGGTATACCTCCTTGAGGTGCTTGAGCTTCTCCTTCCGGTTGCTCTGGTTGAATAAATTCTTGTATTTCAAAATCAAAATTATCTTCTAAATCAAGTTTTCTTAGTTCATTTCTTAATGAACGTAGACTAGCTAATAAACTATTAATTTCAGTTTCTGTAATGGGCCCTGATCCTTGTGCAAGACCAACTCTTCCACCTTCATTAAAACTTTCACCTAAACCTAAGTCACCATATTCTCTTTGTAATGCTCTTAAGTCAGCTTGAGCAAGTCTAAATGCACTTGGGTCACCTAAGTTTCTAGCTATCTCTCTAAATCTTGCGATGATTTCTTTAGATGGAAAGTAAGGATCGAATCTTCCTCTTTGTAATCTTCCAAAAGCATCCATACTTATTTGTCTATCTCTAAATTCTTTTCTTAAAGTTGGATTGTTAACTCCTAAAGTATTTGCAGCAGTAATGTTTTTAAACATTTCTTGTTGAACATTAAATCTTGCACGGTTAGAAGCTATATATCTATTTATAACATCGTCCTCATCAATTGGACCACCTCTTAACAGTCCAAAGAAACCACCGGTAAATTCTCTTCTAGCATTTCTTATACCTGTTTGATATTCTGCAATCTTAAATCCCATTGCTCTTATTGGATCAACTTCGACAGGTCTTAAACCCATGAATCCAAGAATTTCATCCGGCATACCTAATGTATCTCCTTCTAAAATCTGTCCTGTTCTGTTGGGAGTCTTAGTATATCTTTGATATATTCTTACACCTTGTTTGTAAGAAGGAGCTAACGCTTCCATTAAATGTCTAAATTGAATAGCTTTTTTATCACCGAAAGAAGTTTCATCTGTATATAACATTCTTCCATCTCTAGTTCTACCACCTCTTCCAACTATATCTCCTAAAGCTTCTGTCCAAATAGATTCAGCTACAAAAGGAGAAGCTAATTCTATTACTGCATCATCTATACCTCTAGCAAAACCAGCTAAAACTGATTCATCGTTTTGTGTAGCATCATTTATAGATAAAGCTAAATTTCTAAAAGGACGAGACACTAAATCGTATGCATTACTGTGACTAAAATCTATGTATTTTAATTCCCCTGTATTGTCATCTCTAACTGGAACAAGCGTAGAATTTTTAGACCATTCAGGAACGAATTGTCTTAATGCTTCAATCTCATCTTCAGTTACATCATACAATAGTTTAGCTCCTTCAACTGTAGCTGTTGGTACAACAGTTAAAGTTGTTGCCATACCTATTGCTCTTTGTACTCCAATACCATACATTGGATTATTATTTTTAACCATTCGAGTAGTACCATCTTGTAATACTTCTGTGACCATAGGAGTTATATTACTACCTCTTATTTTTATACCTGATTGTGGTATGTGTTTTAATTCTTTTATTATTTGACTTCCAATATTTGAAGTAGTTCTAATTATTTCTGATGGAAAAGACATGAAATTACCTACTGGTAATATTCTTTCAGTTCTTACAACATCTCCAACGTAAGCATAGTTAGGTACAGTATTTCTTACAATTTCAGCAGATTCTCTTTTTAAAGCGTCATCACTCATTTCTATACCTGCTTTAGCATAAGCTTTTTTTCTTCTAGAACTCTCTACAAAGTAGTTTGTAATTTTCCAAAAATCATCTTCTGCTACATATTTACCTTGAAGCCATTGTGGAATAGCTTTTATTTTAGACATCATAGGATTTAATACAGCATCAACGTTTGCTACATTGTCTCCAAACCCTGCAGTTCTAAATAAATTTTTCATATCACCTACTTGAACCTGCTGGTTAACAATACCTAGTTCTACCATTTCTCTATATGCTTTTTCAAAATCAGCGTCTCTAGCACCTTTAAATACTCCTGAAATTCTTGCGCCTTCTTTAAATGCATTTGCTAAATCTTTTGGATTAGAAAATAAAACACCATTAGCACCAGCAAAAGCACCAGCACTCATAAAGTTTCTTATGTGAGTAGGAATAGATAAAACTGTTTTAGCTAATTGAGCTGCTCCTTTAGGAATTAATAAAAGATTTCTATACAAGAAGCTCGCTGCTTGTTCCGCAACACTCGCTCCTTCTCTTCCTTTTGCAAAAGATGTAAGCCAAGTATCTTGAAGATTATTAGCTAGAGCTAAACCATCTGCAATATCTCGTGTTGTATATAAACCATCAAGCGGATTAACTATATCTTCACCTGCTACTTTTCCTAAACCTCTTAATTTATCTCCTACTTTAACAATGTCTTTTGATTGTAAAGCATAATTAGTGCCAGCTTCTGCAGCTTCTCTAGTTTCCCAAAAAGCTCCTCGTTCTCCATTAGCTTGTAGCTTTCTATTTGTTTCATATACTTCATCTAAAAATTGAGTTTGTCTACCAAGAGCTGATAGTTTAGTAGTAGCATTAAAAATAGAAAGTCTAGGATCTTTTACTTCACCAAATAATTCTCTAATAAATTTTGGTGGTTGACCTGTTTTTTCCATAACATCTTTTACAAACTGTCCACCAGGTGCATCTGCTAAAGTTTTATTTACAAATTCTAAATTAGGAAGGTCTCCTGATTTTCCAACTTTAAGTGCTTTATCCATAAGGTTGTTTACTATTTGTCTTGCTTCTTGATAGTATTGCATACCATTTGGATCATACGGGCCTACTCTATTCTTATCTTTTTTTGCAATCTGTGCTCTAAAAAAATTAATAGCATTAGCCATTGAGTCTCCAGTAGGTTTGTATCTATTAAAAATTCCCATGATAGGCTTGTCTTCAAATATTTTATAAGTATTACCTGCCATCTTTGAAACTCTATCTTTTAAGATATCTGTTAATTCACTTTTATTTTTACCTTGAGTTAAACCTATAAGTCTTGCAAATTCTGCTCTTGCTTCTTGTAAATTATTCATTATTTTTCCACTGGTTTCATCAGTAACACCTAATGCTCTCATTTCATTCATTGCATTGTCTACTTTTCCAGGATCTAATAAACCTCTTGATATATCTCCTTCAAATAATAGATCATTTAATCTTTTATAAAAATCTCTTTTTTCTTTTGGCCCTAACTTATCTAATACTTTTTGCATTTCAGGAAATGCTCTATCTACAGATTTAGTTAAATTTCTTACTATTCTATTAGCTTCAGCAATGTCTCCAGATCTCATTCGTTCCATTACTTTTTGAGATCCAAATAATTCGTCGGTAAGCTTACCCTTAGGTGTTACAGCTTGAGCTATTTTATTTACTGCTCTATCAAATCTAGAATTACTATAAGCTAAATCTTTTCCCCGTGTTGCTAAAGCTTTACCACCTTTTGCAACAGCTCCAACAAAAGGAGTAATTAAGAGTCCTTCTGATGCAAACTTAAATCTATTCATTAACTTTCTAGTAGCATCTTCTCTACCATCGCTATTTAGTCTATCTAATTCTGTGGGTGCAGAGTCAAACATGTCTCCAAAAGTTCCTATCTCTTCTACGTCAGCAACCATAGTTTCAGCTGCAGCTCCACCTGCAACACCTGCAGCAAATCTTACTGTACCAGCGTTTTTATTAAGGCTGTCTGCTCTCATGGCTTGCCTAACAGCGTTTTTACTACCAAGTCTAAATGATGTTCCAGCTTTTCTAGCGTCTAATGCTTTCTTTGCTAATCTACTTCCTATTTTAAATCCAACAGTACTTGGAACACCAATAGAAACTAATGCTTCAGTTAATCTACCTGCTCCGTGTTTTTGTGCTAATTCATCAAATGGATTTATAAAATCAAATGCTTGTTCTACTTTACCTGCAAGATCGGTATCTAAGCCAAGATCTATTAGTTCTGCTGCTAATGAAAATACTCCTTCAGGTACTTTAAATAAACCTGATCCAATACCAGCAGCTCCTGCTATATACCAGGCTGTATCATTACCTTCTTCTTCAGAAATTAATGGGACAAATTCAGCCATTTAACCTCCTAGTACCCTCTTATCGCTGCAATATCTTCGTCGGGTAGAAAGCCTTCACTTTTTTCTTGTTTCATAGCTGCTACTTCATCTGCATAAGGAGTAGAAGTTTCAGTAGCAATTCCTGATGGAACAGCTGAAAAATCAATACTGTCTACTGAATCAAATTCTAAAAAACCTAATTGACCATTTTGTTCAACTAACTGTTTAATTTTACCATCGTAAGGGTCATAAAAATATTTACCTATATCTTTTTTCATCTTAGGTAATTGTTTTCTTTTTTGTTTTTCGTCGTTTAAATCAAATTCTATAATTCCACCTACTCTATTACCACCGACTTTTTTTCTTAAATCTTCCTTTAAAGTTGTATGGTATGTAGCATAACGCTGAGCTTCTGGTCCGGACATACCTTGTTCAACACCTTGTTCTAAATATACATTGTATAAAGCTGTTTGTGGATTTTTTTCAGCTTTTATTCGTTCCAGTGCAAATTCTTGTTCAAGACCTATTTGTCCTGCAGTTTGTTCTAGCTTACGATCATAGTCTCTAGCTGCTCGCTGTCTTTCAAAAAATGTTTCTGATGGTCCTTTATAAGATCTAGCAATGTTGGCCATTAAACCTTCACCTGCTCCAGCTCCTCCTACTAGATTAAGTCCACCACCAATTAACATTTCATACATACTTGTATCTCTAGGTGCGTCTGTTCTTAAAGCCTCTAAAGCTCTTTCTTTATAAGTTCCAGTAGCATAACCCTTACGATTTACTAATCCAGTCATAATTCCTTCATTAGTGGAACCACCTTTTCTAAACATTGGTCTTTTTAATATTCTTGACATTATCTATTCATATACCCGTATATTCCAGCAAGTGTAGAACCTATTCCAAGTGCTGTTCCAAGTGGACTAGTTTGAGGAGGAGCTTGACCTATTGTAGTTCCAAGTCCTTGTGTTCCACCCATCAATCCAGTTACACCTGATCCTAACATACCTAATCTAGTTGTTGGTTCTTGTACTGACATTTGTGCAAATTGTCTTTGTGCATCTAGTACCGCTTGGTTTTGTGCTTGTTGTGTAGCACCTAATGTACCTAAACCTGCAATCTGTCTTTGAACATTACCTAATGCTTGTGTTCCAAGTCCAGCTTGTTGTGTAGCTAATGCTTGTTGATTAGCAAAATCTTGTTGTCTTCCAGCTTGTGCTTGTTGAAATCCTCTTTGTCTTAAGTCGGCTAATAATGATCCTCTTCCTCTACCACTTAATGCATCAAATTCTGCTTCTGCAATACCATGACGACCACCTCCGAATACTCCAGCAACTTCTGGTGCACCTAATGCTAATCTAGATTTAGCTGCTTGTGCATCATAATCTGCCATAGTCGCATCGATTACTTGTTGTTGGTAAGGCGACATGTAGCTTCCAGGAGCTAAAGTAGAGGCCCTGTTAATGCTCCTGCTGCTTGCGCTGCTGCTCTTGCATCTGCTGTATAAGGTTGATAAGCACCTAATCCATAAGTTGGATCAGTTGCTTGTCCATAAGCTGCTGTCTGCATAGGATCTTGCGCTGCAACTTGTGGTGCAAGTAAACCCATACTTTGTTGTGTAATATCAAATTGTTGTGCTTGTGCTTGTCTTTGTTGAAACTGAGAAGCTGTTTCACCAGGCATCTGTTGTGTTGCTTGTGTAATAGCAGGTATACCAGCTTGTCTTGTAAGATCAGCTGCATAAGTTTTACCTAATGCTTCTATCCAATCTGGTTGTAGTTGTTGTGATACTGTTGTACCACCTGTTTGATAGCCTTTTCTTAAAGTATTAATTCCTGNCATTATACTACCCTTCTCTCTAAATTTTTCATTGTATCATACATCCTTTGTGCTCCTAATTCAATGTCTCCTCCACCTGCGCCTCTTACAGCATCAGCAGTGAAGACAAATTCGTTTTTCGCTAACTTGGCAGGTACATCGTCTTTACCTTCTTTAGCTCCTAGTCCTTGAAAGCCACCATTCATTCTCATATCAAATTCCATTCCATCAGGAGCCATTCTTGGTATTCCTGGTAATCCTGCTGGACCTGTTCCCATTCTGTATTTAATTCTTCCGCCTTGAGCATATTTAAATTTTTTCTTTAAGCTTTCAATTAATTTGTCATATTTTTCTTTAAACTTTTTTCTTCTTTTTTTAGCGTCTTCAGCTAAAACTTCGCCAAATCCTTTTGCAGGCTCATCCAAATAAAAAGAAAGATCTATTTTTTTATCTTCAGTTCCATCAGCATACCTAATTCTTCCGCCTTTAGCTGCCATCATTTTGTCAGGTAAAACTGGTCCTGTTGGTTTAGGTGCAAAAGGGTTAATTGGATCTTCTGGACTTGGTAATACTGGACCTTTTTTACCTAATTCCATTTCTAGCTGAATATCAATTGTCTCTTTCTCTTGTTGTTCTGGAGTTAAATCCTCATAATCCTTACCAAACATGGAGTTAGAAAAATGCTGTCTATTAGATTCCCATATCCATTCCTTCAGATCAGAACTTGCCATTTTCATCGGTGCTTGAGGTCCTTCATTACCTTCATAAGTAATATCAGGTGCACCAGCTTCTAGACTCTTGATGCCCGCTTCTGGCGTTCCGAATCTTAGACCGACTCTGCCGCCTTGGTTTACATATTCTTTAGTATTATCTGCTACGAATTTTGCAGCTGCTGCATCCATATTCTCTGGTGCAATTCTAAATTTGTTAGCTCTTCTAAAATAAAAATCTAAATATTTTCCAACTGTTCCTTTTCTTCTTTTATTAAATGCTTCTAATGATTCACCAGGTTCTCTTTCACCTACATCTCCCATAGCTTTTTGTACAGCTAATGCAGCTAACGTGCTTCCAGCAAATACTGCTGGTATACCTTTACCGAATGCTTTTTTAAGATTAAAATCTCCACCGAAACCTAATAAACCTTTTGTGCCTTCAGTAACTTCTGTACTTGCAACATGTTTAGCTAAACCTGGGTCTACTCCTTCTGCCATTATACTACCTATATCTGATTTAGTTATTTCAGGTTTACCAAAAGCTAATTCTTTTGCTTTTTGTTTGAAACCTCCTTCAGGTCCGCTCCATGCTCCAATTGGACTACGAAATGCTTCTCTAGTAAAAGGATTTTGTAAGGGCTGAAAACTACCTGTTCCTATTCTTTGACCAAGTTGTCCTATGCCATAAGTTGCTACACCTTGTTTAAGTGCATCAGATAAACTTCCTCTTTGATCATATCTACCGATACCTCTCATTAGCCCTGCAATACCAGGATTAAACGGTGCAACGAATGGTGCAGCTTTAACTGCAACATCTGCTAGTTCATTTGGAATAAGTTTACGAACTGTCTTTCCAACTTTTTTAATTGGATCTGTTATAAAATCAAGTGCCCCATATTTTACTATACCCGGTTCAACCAAACCTCCTGGTTTACCAATTTGAGTGATCCCGCCACCTCTATATAATTGTCTTCGCATTTTCGATCTGTTTATCATAATGTTTGTTAAATTTAAAAGGCAGGGATTTCACCTGAGTTTATATACTTACTTGTTTTTTACTCGTAAATCAAGTTACATCTCTAGGCTTAATTTCTAAAGCCGAAAGTACAACATGTAGTCTATTTGCAGTAGCTGCAGTCACCTTTATTACTTCGCTTTCCTGTGCGACTATAGGTGCTGATAACAGCTCTGTTGTGGCATTTGCCGATATTGCTTTAACGTTAAAAAGGCTGAATACATTATCAGAAGAGTCGGTCAAAGTCACGGTAATGGTATCAGCATTACCTGAATCTTCAGATACTAAAATTGATTTAATAACAGCAGTAGAAAAGTCAGGCACTGTATATAGTGTCGTTGCACTAGTGCTGGTTAAATCTGCTTTTTTATTTACGAAACTATTTGCCATTATGCTAAAAAGAAAGCCTCCGCCTCTGATTCATCTTTTAAATC